ACTATCTACTTCAACTCCTGTGTAAGCAATGTGTAATCTGTTTTGTTCTGACCAAATAACTTGATCTGATGCCATTGGCATTTCAGCGCCAACCATACGTAAGAATCCAGAAAGAGTTCTATTCCCATAACGCTCTACTTCTTGTTCGTAGATTTCTGGTAAATATTGTTGTGCAAAAGATACGAAATCCGCATTATTAGGATCCGTAAAGTTTAAATAGTTAGTTTCTAAAGCTTGTTGTTTTTGAGACGGTTTAATGGTCCCAAACGAAGGCGTTACATCTGCCATAATCTTTTAATTTTAATTGTTAAATTTGTTTTTTATTCTCAATTTTGTAGAATCAACACCATTAACTGCTTTTATCTTAAAACCATTTACAAATATTTCACCGCTTGATGTTTGTCTCGGAGCGGTTGATACATTGTTTGATTTAGCGGTAATTTCTTTAATTGCGTCGGCTTTACCTTGCTCGTAAAAATGATGAGCTAAAGTATCTACATTTTCAGCAGCATACATTGCTTTGTGATAACCTTTCAAATCTGTTACTTCACCCTTATCATTCAAGAACTTCTTGACTAGGTTAGTAATGTTTGATTGTTTTTCAGCTACCGTCTCAGCGTTTTGAACTCCATATCTAAAATTTTTATCACCTAATTTAAAATCAAAACCTTTGAAATCTTGAGTGAAAAAACTTTTTGTGTCGCTCTTAAACCTTGAGTGTTGGCTTTCAACAACTTCCTGCTCTTGTTGGTATCGGTTAAAAAAGTCAATTGCTTTTTGTTGATCTTTATTAATACTTGGTCGTAACTTTACTTCCTCATAATATTTAGATTTAAGATCTTCTAAAAAACCTTTTGCTTTTGCAACCTCTTCCTTAAACGCTAATTTCTTTTTACGGATTTCACGTTCATCGTCCTCGTCTTCATCGTATGCAAAACGATCGTCCATTAGGAAATCAATTTCGTCATCATTCAGATGAGGTCTAGTTTTTTTATAATATTCTTTTAATAATAATTCGTTATTAACACTTGAGTAATCAGCATTCAATCTAACATAATCTTCTACTGTTCCTCCAGTCTCTTCCATAAATGAAATCAACTTTTCAATGTTTTCTGGTAATTGTTTACCTGTAGTCTCCGCTGTATTCACAGCCTCTATAGCTTCTTCTTCTAATTCTCTAGTGCTAATAGCTACTTCTTCTTCAGATATTTCTTGTATTACAGTAACCGGCGTTACGTTAAGTTCAGTTACTTCTTTTTCGGGGACAACTTTTTCGGTAACGATTTGATCGATTTGGTTTCCTTGCTCCACTTCTTGCAATCCCACTTCGGGCTGTTTTGGCTGTAACAAGCTTTCATTTGTGCTTTGCTCTTGAATGGCATTATCTTCTGTTTTAGTTTGTAAATCTACTTTTGTAACTGTTGCAGGCTTATTTAATTTTCTAGCCGCAGGTTTTGGTTTTTGTAATTTAAAACTACCTTCTTGTTTTACTTCTTGTGACATGATATAATAATATAAAATTAGTTAATATTTTTTACATAAGACCTAAGTCAAATTCTGCAGCACCGGTATTTTCAAAATCTTTTGGCATAGTATTGTTTTTTCTTTGCTCAATTAATTCTGATTGTTGTGTTGCTTGTATTTTTGTTCTTTGATCTTTTCTATCTTCCATTTGATTTAATTTAGTATTGGCAATATCCATTTGCATTTTTGCTAACTCTAAATCATATTGGAATTGTTCTGCTAAAAGTTGTTTTTTAATTTCTAACTCTTGCATCATTCTTTGTATCTCAAATTGAGATTTTGATTGTAGCACTTGTATTTCAGTTTGAGCTATAGCTTCTCTCTTTTGAACTTCAGCCATTGCTGCTGCTTCAGAAGCTTGAGCTTGAGCTTCACCTTGTGCTCTGATCATTTCTTGTTGATTAGCTTGATCTCTTTCTTGTTTCTTCTTCTTTTTAAATTTCAATGCTTGATTTGCTAATCCAATATTATTTATTTGGTTTAAATCAATAACATCTTCTAAGTCGATATTGCCTGATTGTAGTGCTATTTGAACATTTCTTTCAAAAGCTGCTTTTTCTTCTTCTTCAGGTTCTAATTCAAGGAATATACCAAAGTCATGCAGATTTAGATTTTCAATTTCTTTTAAAGTCTCTACATTAAATAAAGATATACTTTCTATTAATGATTGTTTTGTTAACGGAAAATTAAGTGAATCTCCAATTCTTAAAGAAACATTCTCACAAGTTCTTAATGTTAAATATAAACTTGCGTCTTTTATATGTCTTGTTGCTGTATTTGAATTTGCAGCAGCCATTTTTTGTAATCCAACTAAAGCATCTTTGTCTGGCGTACTACCATCTCTAGCTTCATTTAATCCGGTAACATCGCGGATCATTTGTAAATAGTATTGGTATGTGCCTATAAGTGCTTGTATCTTAGCATTACCATTCGATGTTTGTAATTCTTGAATTGGTACTTTACCTTGATTAAAACCTCCGTCTTGAGACATAGATCTACCTACAATACTACCTGTTTGGAAATACATATTAAGAGCTTCTGCTGGATTATAATTGGTACCATTACCTAAATCAACTTCGGCTAAACCATCTACATCTACGAATACACCATCTGGTACCATTCTAGATAATACTTGTTGTAATTTAAGGTGAGTTAATTGGATCATATCTGCAAATGTAGTAGTTCTACTTACTAATGATTCAATTCTACCTTTATACATTCTAGGAGCACAGACAGTATAATTCATCTGTACTTTTGTTGTATCAGCAAATGGGCGAGTCATATTTTCTGACAACTTCCATTCTAACATTTTTTCATATCCAAGAATTTTGGCTCCTGTATATAATACTTCAATGCTTCTTGATACCCTTTTAAAATTATCATTTTCTGGCGGATCAAAACTATCGTCTTTTTCAATAGCTTTCTCCAGCCCTTGTTCTGTTTGTTTTATTTTAAATACTTGATTTGAATATGTTTTGTATTCAAAATATAATACTTGAACAGTTGTATTATCATTACTTTGTCCAGGATAGTTACGAATATAATTCATGTCTCCTGGGAACTTTTCAATTTCTTTTAAGTCTTCTTCTGACAGATGAGGAAATTGCTTTTTTAATTCTTCTAAACTTATAGCTTTTACTTCTCCAACATAATATATATCTTCAAAGTTTGGATCTTCTGTATAAGAATATACTAAATTAGCTGGATCAACATAGTCGATAACTATCCCATTAGCGGGATTCCATGATGTTTTAGCACATGCAATACCAATAACTGCTAAATCATAATTAAGTCTTTTAGCGATTAAATCGTATTTATTTGTAGCTAAAACCTGATTAATAACTTCTTCTTCAGCAATCTCAATTGCAGGCTTATAATCAAGCTGCAATCTCATTTCTAATTCTTCTGTTGATTCTGGTAAGTTTTCAGGATCTGTTGTATTATATAGATTAACCCCTAATTTACTTTGTATTTCATCAAGTAATTCACGAGCCATCATATCTCGCATTATACCTGACGCATATTCTGTTTTGGCTTTTGTAGCTGCAGGGTCTTGAGCATAAGCTCTTATACTATAACTTTTATTAGAAATACCATTAACAACAATATCTACAAATTTAGGTAAAATAGGAATAGGTTTCCAATCTAAGTTTAAATAAGATAAGTCACCATTAACAGCTAACTCATCTTTATATTTTTGTATAGGCTGTTCACCTCTTGCATAAAGTCTTAGTCTATGAAAGTTTTGCCAGTTTGATCCAAATCTATCATTTCCAGCTCCACCAACACGATCTCCTCTAAACCATTCATTTTCGATAGCCCTACCTACAAGTGTTCCATATTCTAATGTTTGCTTCACTTGATCAGGTACTACCTGACTAGGGAAAGAACTATTGCTATTAGTATAAATCATTTATTATATTATTTTTGAAGTATTGCCACTATTATTATATTTCTTAAAATTTAAAGGCACAGACCTTTTATCTGTTTCGTAAATAGGGGAGTACATGTGCCTATTGCATGCCATTATAGCTAAACCGGAACTAATAGAAGCATCGTGTTTTGTTCTATCATTAATATTAAATCTTGCCCAGTCATTCAATGTCCTTTGAAAATACATATCCCCGTGATTGTCTCCTTGAACACCTACATAGTTTTCTATATAAGTTTCAATTGCAGCCGCATGAGCTTGTATAATATCTTGACCAGAGTTTGGTATACCGCCAATTTCTTTTTCAGTAGGGGATAATTTATTCCAAGTCTTATCCGGTCTATTCATAGAAAAACCTCTATATCCTCTGCGCTTAAAATAATACAGCAATCGAGCTTTATTATTCTCTGCTAATATAGGCATTCCATAAAACACACAAGCCATTAAAACTTCTTCAAAAAATATTTCGGCTGTTTGAGGCCTAGCTATATATTCTAAAAAGAAATGGTTTGCAGGAATATTTTCCATTGAAAATTTTGTTAATCCATGCAAGGATCCATTAGATCCCCTTGTATCAACAGTTCCTGATATATCATAACTATCACACCCAAAAGCGCCACAATGTTCATTACCAGGATATTTAAACCCATCTTTTATTATTACGCGGTTTTGTAAGTATTTATCCGGAACCCAACTAACTAAAAATCTGCCATCAGGATTTGGGTAAAATAATACTTTAGAATCTTGTATTCCATTCTCCCATTGAAAACTTCCTCTTGTTATAACATTTGTATTTCGTAAATCATCATTATAATCAATCTGCTCATATATCTTTGTCAGATTAAATAATGCTTGTTTTGCCTCATCTCTAAATGCGTGTTGTTCTGTTCTTGGAAATTGTCGATAATATTCATTTAAAGCATCTGAGTTTCCTTTTAAACCTTCAACTTCATTTTGCCAATGCTCAATAACTCCTATCTCAATCCAATTACCGTCAACGCCCTTTATAGGTTTTTCCGGAGTGTCGAAGACAGGTAAGCCATAAGTATCAATGAATCCCTCGTACGACCATTCCATAGGTATGAACAAACTATATAATCCTGAAGCAGTCTGTCCATTGCGGTTTCTTTTCGTAATGTCGGATTCATAATAAAGCTTTTTAAAATTTTCGCCTCCCTTATCTAAAGCATTTGATGTTGAACCCATCATACACTTACCAATAATTCTTGCTCCTAATCGTAAACAAGTTTTAGTAACTCGCCAGTTGTTTAATATATTATCTGGACGTTCCCATTTACCACTTTCGTCATGTACTAATAACTTTAACTTTTCACCATCATAAGAGTTGTCTCCAGTGTTTTTCCAGTCAATAGTTGTATCTAGTCCATCTAATTCTTCTAACTTTTCATTAGCATCAAGTTTCTTACGAGTAAGCTTTGATGCTGGTATTCTATATGCTAATTCTGTTTTTGGTCTATCCATACCGTCCTGGATAGGTTTAAAAAAGAATGGGTAATTTATAGATATTGGTACAACTTTGTCTGTAAACATTTTTTTAGCGTCTGCTCCCGACTTAGAAAGTATACCATATCTTGAATCACTTGATATGGTCGCTTGATTAACTAATTCTGCAGATGACATAAATGAAAATCCTGAACGTCTATTTTTTAAATAGGCCATACCATAACATCTATTGTCTGCTTTACAAGCTTCCCAAAATATAAAGAATAATCTATTAGATTCTCTAAAATCTGGCGCACCAATATCTATCTTGCTCCATTGCAAGTACATATAATGAGTACCCGTTATATAAGTTGGTTTTCCGTTATTATAAAATGAAAAACCCTCTTCTCTATTTTTAAATTCTTGATCAATATAATCATACCAATTTTCTTTAAAAGTATCTGGATATTTGTTCCAGTCAAAAACACTTTTTATTTTTGACAATTCTTTTGGTAATTCTATTTGTTCCCAATATTGATCTTGTGGTTTATTAGACCTTTTATATGCATCCTCTATTAAAGGTAAAGCAATTTTAAGGTTTTGAATTTCATATATTTCACCAATCTTGCCTGTCTTACTTATAACAACAACATCATGCTCGCGGTTATAACCGTACTCCCATTTGTTATGTCTGTTCTTTTGTTTTATTATATTTGGCTTAATATGATCAGTGACTTCTCTATATAAAGTTTGTTCGTACATTATTTAGACCTCCCTTCTGCAAATCCTTTAAAAACTTTTACTTCTGTAGTTTTTTCAGACTCCTCTATCATTCGCTCTTCTTCTTGTATTCTATTAAGGATTTCAAGGGCATCAAAAATAGCTAGCTTTTTTGTAGCTGCTGCGTTCTTTAATCTATCAGCAGATATATCATCTCCACTATCTACAATTTTTTCTTCAGCTACTTTTATTAATTCCTCAACTGCTTTTTGCCCAGCTCGGATTATATTCAGCTTCGTTTCCTTTATATTCATATTTAATTACAATATCATTAGATTTCATACAATATAATCTCTGGCCATCTATAATAAACTCAAATTCACCATAAGGTTTATATCCAACTAGGTCACCAGGAGTGATTTTAAGCTTGTTTAAGGAATCATTTCCATATTTTAATATTCCAATATGTTTACGTTCTTTATCTAGCTTAAATTGATCAGTATTCTTTATAGGTTTTACAAAACAACGATCCCCATAAGATTTCCATTCACCATCTCTATTATATAAATAGATTTGATCCGATGAACAAAAATATAAATCTTCTTTAAAATATGATCGACTATTCTTTTGTTTACCTTTAATATCATAAAAGCGTCTAAATACATTATGATGTATTACAACAATATCCCCAGGTTTTATATCCGTTTCAAAAGCTAATGGTACAGAAACAACTTCTGCTAATTTATTAACTGATTTAAAGCTTTCTATTCTGGTATTTAATATTAATTGATTACCATCAACATCAATGCTGTTATTGTATCTAGATCCTACCGGTTTAATTATAAAATCAAATACAGCTGTCATATTCATTAGTATTCTAAATCATATTCAACAGATATTGCCATATTTGAATTAAATTTTTTCCATGGCATTACTTCATCTTCTTTCTTAATATATATATTGCAGGAGTTGTCCTTTTCATCAAATAGTATATAGGAGATTTTATGCCCCCCGTATACTTCTTGGTTTA